AAACGTTCTTGGTTCTCTAGAAGAACAGCAGTAACTGCGCGTCTATGATTGTCTTGGATGTTATCAAGACCGGAGTGCTCGAGTACGGGAGCCCACTTCTCTTGAAGGTTTTCTGAATTATACATTTGGGATTTTCTCCTAGTTGTTTGTTATGTTAGGAATCTGAATTATTTATAGAAAATTCAAGTAGACCATTTGGAAAGCGCGGCAGCATACGCAGCCATAGGACCTTCTTCAGAGATCACTTGAGCTTCTGTTACAAGATCTTCAGACGATGAAGCTTGTGTTTTAGGAAAATAGTTTTCCTTGATCGTTACGATCTTTTCACGATAAGATTCTTCACTAACGAACTCAACACCTTCTGCGAGAGAGGCAAGCTTTTCTCTTTGTGTCTCAGCAAGACCTTCGGAAATTTCTGCAATTGCTCCATTTCTAATATAAGTTCCGAGAGTCGCATTAAGACTAACGTTTGTTTCGATTTGCTCGTTGAGTTTCTCTTCCATTTCATCTAATTTCTCGGACATTTCTCCGAGAACATCATACTTATCTTCAGGGATATCGACATAATGTTGTTCGAAGAGTCCCTTGAGACCAAGGATAAACTCTTCACTCAATTCACTGCGGAGACCAGTGTCAACCGCAAGTTGATTTTCTTTGACCCATTGTTCTGCAACGTAGTCAAGATGTGATTCAACTCTAGTTTCTACCGACTCCTTAACTTCAGCAACTTCTTGCTGAAGCTTTTCTTCAAAAGTCTTTTGAATTTTTTCTACTTCTTCAACAACCTTCGCTTTAACAGCGGCTTCAAAAATGGTTGCTGCTTTAAATTTAAACTCGTCGGAGAATTCTTCTCCTTGTAGAAGTGCTTCGACATCTTGGGTGACATCGATTGAAATTTCTTCTACTTCTTCGGTCTCTTCTTTAACACCAGATTGTCCAGGTGCGGAACCTTGAAGGGTTGGCATTGGATCTGGTGTACCACCAGTTTTATTAACCACGTTAGAAACTTTCGATGCTTTCGCAGAAACTTTCTTACCTGGACTTTCTTCAGTACCTGGTGAAGGCTTAGTTAATGGACCACCAAGATCTTCAGCAGAACCAGTCTGACCTGGTACAGTGTTATCAATCTTTGGCATAGGATCGCCGGCTTTTGCGTTAGCAGTTACCGAAGATTCTTCTAATTCAATGTTTTTATCGGACATGGTTTCTCCTCGAAGAAAATGGTATTTTCTAATAATATTTATGAAATTTTTAAGTTACAGAGAAAGCTTTCAAACATTTTTAACTTTCTTTCTGTCAAGTCGTTCATTGAAGAAGACTCGATATGGTGTTTGGCCCTTTCGAGGTCTGACTGATGCCAGATTCCATTATCCCAAACCCACTCTGCTCCTTCCATAATACCCTCAACAAAAGCATCAGGTGCGGAAGGATCTGCTACAATATCTGCAGCAGTAGAGAGCATAAAATCATCTTTAACGATATTAGTATCACCTCTCTTTTCAATAGATCCAAGTCCTCTAGAAGATACACCTAGTTTTACTCCTTCATCTAACAAATTCTTCGCGATTTTACCCATAGGGGTTTCTAGAAGTTTTGCTTTACCGATGAAGTTTTTTCCTTCGGCTCGTAATGATACGATTTTATGTGATACTCGATCTAAGTTAATGGTTGGACCATCAGGGTGACCGAGTTCACCCAAGGCCCTACCTCGCTGAATGTAGTTTTCATTATATTTAGAAACCTCACGGTCAAGAGTATCAAATGGATACATCCTACCATTACGATTTCTAATGTCAGATTGAAGAAATACTCCTTCAATGAAGTGACTTTTTTTACCGCTAGAGTCTTCGGTAATAAATTGAACGTCTATAATTTCTTCGGAGATAAGTTTCATTGTTCTGGTGTTTCCTCGGTTTCTTGTTTTTCAGGTTCTTCACTATTAACAGACGCCTCAGGAGTTTCACTCTCGGGACTAGATTCATTATCCTGATGTTGGTCAGGATCAAAGAAGTGTTTCGCAATTTCTACTTTGCGAGCCTGCAATTGTTCAGAACTTTTTCCGTACAGAGCATCATAAATTTTTTCATTTGCAAAAAAATTATCTTTGCTTAGAATCGAATCAACAATTTCTTTTGATACAGTAGTCATAATAATACTCAACCTACTCTGTTATTTATCAAATGTTTCCTTTATTATAATCGGAAGATGAAATTGCAGCAGCAAAAGCACTATCTAAGTCACCTCCTCCGCCACCATTTTCCGCACCACCTTCTGCTGGAGGAAGTTGTCCACCCATCTCATCACCCATCATCGCCATAGGATCTTGAATAATTCCCAGTGATTTTTCTTTCTCTATTTGAATATCCAGTTCTTCAATTTCTTCATCTGTAAAGTGAAGAACTTGTTTACGAACATACTCAGCAGAAAAATATTTCCCAAGATATGGTTCTATCAAACCGACAGTGTTTAATCTTTCAGTTAAAAGTTCGTTATCTTTTAGTTCTGTAAAATGATTATCGAAAATAAAATCATATTGAATATTTTCTTTCAATTCTTCCCAGTCGTCTAGGGTCATAATACCCTTAAGAACGAGTTGTGTCTTTAAAAGATCGTGGAATAGTTCGGAGAATTTTTTACGAAGACGACCAACAAATTTAGCAAATTTAAGTTCGTCACGAGTAATCTCATTTGATCTTCCGATTGTAAATGATGATTCTTGTTCCAATCTTGATAGAGGAATATTCAAAGACTTATAGAGTTTCTTCTGAAAATACTTGACATCTTCTAGTTCTCCAAGATTTTGTCCACCTGGTAGAGTTGTGATCTCAGTACCTCTACCGCCTTCGCGACGTGGCAACCAGAAATCTTCAAGCATACTCATATGCTTACGATCATCACGAACTTCACCCGTAGCTGAATCATATACTAATTTGTTACGATAACGGTTCATAACCTCTTTGAGGTATTGTTCCGCCTTCATCTTAGGAAGATTACCAACATCAATATAGAAAATTCTACGTTCTGGAGCGCGAGACATTCTATAGATAACCAGAGAATCTTCAATCATACGGAGTTGATTGACAGACTTAATTGCTTTGTGTAGGAATGATAAAACACTATTTCTGTTGTGATCCATCAAACCAGAACTTACAGCACATATCGCATCGTTAGCAATCTTTAACCCTTTTGCTTGAGATGATTTATATCCATGTGGGAAGTACATATAGTATTCAAGTACCTCACCATAGTCAAATTTTTCTCCTGCAGGTCCTCTTTCTACGTCTGCAAGAGTTTCTTTTTTCTTTACAACTTCTCTTACTTTTTTAATTTTGAGAGCATCGATATATCTTAATTCTTTGATTCCTTCTTTAGGATTTTCAAAGTCAATCATTTTGTGGTAGTGCATTCTACCGTCGATATACCAACGTCTAAAAATATTATGACATTTTTTATCAAAATCCAATAACTTAAGAATTAATCTAAATTCTTCTCTGACCTGTTTTTTTATTTTATCACCAACTTCTAAGTTGGACAACTCAATATTTACAGGAGCAAAATCTAAATCGCTACTAATAGATTCATTAATAATGTCATCAATAGCGTTATCACATTCTGGGTGTAGTGCTATCTCTCTATATTTTTTAATTAAATCAAAATCATTATTAGTTTTAGGAATTCCATCAATATCTACATATTGACCAAAATAGGCACCAGCCGCAACTGTGGAGGTGCCTTCATCATTATTTGGAGGAGCGGGAGAAAAAAGTTTTTCTTTCTTCTTACGCTCCTCAATTGAGAACCCAAATAACTGAGTCATAGTATAAAATCTAATCTTTCTCTATTATTTATCAAACCCCAGTATCAAGGCTTGCCTTAGAGACTTCATAGAAATTATATTGGAATTCTACAGTGAACTCCTCAATCTGATCATTCGACTCATAAGAGAGATCGATTGCAGATAGTGAAGAAGGCCATGCATCATAGAATTTATATCCACGGATAACTTCCATTCCATCACGACCCTGAGCAGTCATTGACTGAGGGGTCTTATTTGGTTTCTGTTGATCTCTACCTAATTGGAAAACCTCAAGGTCAACACAGTAACCGGGATTATCATCACCGTAACCGAGTTGTGATACATTTTCAGTTAATGCATTAATACCTCTCGACCAGGTTTCAAATGCTTTACGGATACCGAATTGACCGTCATTTACAACGGTAACAGACCATGGTTCAAATGTTCTGTCTCCAGCAACCTTAAGCATTCTACCTCTGAAAGGAACATCGATTGTTCCAATTGTTGATGCAGGTAGTTGAGCAGTTTTCACTAGGAACTCTGCTCTTTCTGTAATAACGTTTGATGAATCTACTGACTCAATGTCAGCAACTGTATTTAGCGTTGTTGGGAAGTTTAGACGAACCAAGAACAGATTGGGTCTTGCGCCGCCATTGATGAGTTTAGTCTTAAACTCCGAAATACCTCTTGCCATTTTTCTTTATCTCCTAGTGTAATTTATCGAAAGAGTACGAATTAGTTTGTAAGTTCGTTGAACGAAACACCAGTTCTAGTGGCGACAAACGTGATAGTAATATAGTTAATTGTACGAGCTGGTTTGATGAAAATTTCAGCAACTAACTCATTTCTGTCAATAACATCTGGAGTGTTGTTTGTACTGTCACAAACAACAAGGAAATCATAGATACCTCTTCTACCTTGTACACCTCTTAGATAAGGTTCGATAGCAGATCTGAATCCAGATCTTGTGAGTTCGTCATTGATCTCAAATAGTTGATACTTGGAGAAGTTTGCAATATTCTTCTCAAGTTCAATAAAGAGGCGACGAACGTTGATTCTGTCAAATGCGGAAGGAGATGCAAGAGCGGTTTTGTCGCCGAACAATACAATACCTTGACCAGGGAATGCAACGATTGGGTTGATTCTATCAGTGTAAAGTCTGTCTCTTTCTGCCTGTTTTGGACTGTATGCAAGTTTTGTTGCATTACGTATTTGTCCTCTGTTGTAACCAGCAGGAGAGAACCAAGTTTCTGAATTATTGGTTGTAGAAATACAAAGACCAGCAACATCAGCAGCACATGGTACATAACGATAAACA